ATATTGAAAATGGTTACACCCTTGATTGTAGAAACGCATCTACTGGTGGTGTAAAAGCAGTTTGGCTACTTGGGGATAGTGGAAACACAATCACTGCTTGGGCTGAAGATGTAGCTGGTATGATTACTTCTATCAGCGGAGCAGGGACATTTTATAAGTTTGAATTGGTTAAGCAGAGTTCTTCGTTCACCGAAGCGATTACTGTAAATACCACAAGTCAGTCGGTTGTATTTGAGCCTACGCTCGTAATCAACCTACCTAAACTAGACCAAACTTTAAGAAATGTATTCCAACAGTTAGTATCCCAGAATAATGTATTCGGGATTATCCTTGATAACAATAACCGTTATTGGAGCTTCTCATTCTCAAATGGAGCATTAGTGAATAGTGGTTCTATTGAAACGGGAACTGCTTACGGAGACCTTAATGGTATCAACGCATTAACACTTGTTGGTGGTGAACCAAATGCTTCACAACAGATTGATGTTACAACAACATTAGGTGCTGTGATGGTTGGTATTACTGTTGACGCAGAATAATAAAACAAAAGGGGAGGTAATACTCCCCTTTTCAGCCTCTTAAAAATATTTATTAGTAATGGCAAAGTGGATTAGACAACCAAGACCGAAAAATGATATAAAAGAACTATTAAAACCACTCGGAGAGAAATCTTGGAGAGGTAATGTGTGGACGCCTATTGTGATGAATGTCCCAAAGGAAGGTGGACCTACACCTCCTCAACCTACACCTACTTTAACAGCTACTCCTACTTTATCTAACACTCCCACTTTAACACCGACTTTAACTTCAAGTCCTACTTTAACTGCTACACCTACTCTAACGAATACTAGTACGCCCACTTTAACAAGCACCCCTACTTTAACAAGCACTCCTACACCTAGTTCTACACCAGCAGGATTTAGTCCAAATAGTATTTCGGATTTAAGTTTATGGGTTGATTTCACAGATAGTGGAACTTTAACCACTTTTGATGATGCTGGAACCACTCGCATTAGTTCGGTGGATAGTAAGGTAGGTTCATTCTCATTAAGTGCCGATACAACAGAAGCAGGTGAGTTAATCACAACTGGTGGAACGGGAACAACCCAAGCATTATATGTAGTAAATACGGGTAGGTCAAACCCAAATAGAATATATTACGAAACTGAAACATTAAGTAATATAGATATTTCAAGTGGATATACTATGTTTATGTTCGGTAAGTTTAGACAACAAGGTAGGGGAGCTGGTTCATTGTATAATACTGTAAGTCCATTATATGCTTATGGTAGAAACGGAACAACTAGTTTCTATACCAACGCAAGAGCGTCCTTAAGTTCAAACTCGTTGAGTTCTGCTTATTACTCTGATAGTTCAACTAATAAGTTTATTACAAGACAAACAACGGAAACTAACAATTCTAGTTATTATGGTGATTTAACAGATTACTTCCATACTGGTGGAGTTCAAGATTTTAATTATACTGATAGAATAACACAAAGATTGCCGTGGGGTAGAAATATCAACGGACAAACTCTTGTATCCCTTAATACTACAACCGCATCTTCAACTTTACCAAGTGATATTAACCCATCTAACAACTATTGGAACGCATATTCAATCAACGGATATAGATTTACCACAAGTAAAACAAAAAATAATGGTGATTATGAGTTATATGAGTGTTTGATTTACAACAGAGCATTATCTGTAGCTGAAGCGGAACAAGTATGGAACTATGGTATTACAAAATATCCAAGTATATTAAATGAAAGTGGATTATTAAAAATGACTATACCAGCACAAGACCCAATCCCAACTGGTTATACCACTTCCAACTCTTATACAGCGTGGGTTCCAACGGGGGCTACAAACACCAGTTATGTTGGTAGGGATTACTGGTTCGGTTATTCTGTTGATAGTTCATTCTACATCCCTGAAAATACACCATATAGTTTGATATCTAATCTATACTCACCTTATGATAAGTTTTACAACGCAAGTTTAGTTAGTGGTTCTACTTTGGCTTGGAGTGGTGATTGTTACAACTCAGCACCAAATGAATCATACGCATTAGAAGCAGGAACAATCACGGGATTGACTGGTTCTTACACATTTAATATAGACACATCATTTAGTTGTGTTCCAACTTCGGCACCTACCTTATTTGTGGATTGGGATATGAGTTCATCTACGGGTGGAACAGATAATACTTTAACCTTCAAGGCTGAAGATTTTGGTGGTATAGTGTTAGCATCATTCTCGGGTAATACACCAGTAAATACATCGGTTCAGTTCCATCCAATGTATAATGCATATATTGGATTTGGTGTTTATTATGATTCACCGAGTGGAAATAATAGTCAGTGGGAACTTTACAATATGAGTGGTTGCACCTCTGGTGATACAACAACCATACAGAATACCAACTGTGGAACAAGTTATGCTAATAGTTTCACATTCAATAGTTCAACATCTTGTTTAACCAATAATAACTATTATGTAGGTTCTTGTTAAAATGAGTAGAATATTTACACGAAAAACCTTTTCAACATATCTCGGTGAGAACCGAGCCCTAAATGATATTATTACAAAATATGTAGAATCACCAGATAAATCTATTTTGTTTAACTTTGATGCTTCTGATGCTTCATCTATAATAAACTATAGATGGTATGATACTTTAAGTTTACCATATACTCCAGGTTCATTTGATGGTTATCTGTGGTATTATGGGGCTAACGCAACTGTAGTCCCAGATTATGGTGGGGGGATTTATACTGATGGTTCTAATGATTATATGGCATTACAAAGTGCTGGTAATATAATAGTTCCATCTAAGCAACTAATACCTTATGACTCACCCTGGACTTTAACATTTTGGTTTGAGCCGTATGATACTTATGTTGGGTATCAACGACTTATAGATACTTACGAAAATAACCTTATATTCGCATTAGGTAATAATGAGTTATCATTTTATACTCCAACTGATGGTTGGAATACTTGGGCTCAATCAGCAGTCACCGTTAGCACACCATATTTCTTTACATTAACTTATGATGGAACTACATTAAGTTATTACAGAAACGGGGTTTTCCAAGATGATATTCCAGCAACAATAGAACCACCAGTGAATACAAATAATAGGTGGTATTTATCCACCGAAAATGGAACTACAGATTTCTTTGAGGGAGTATGGTATAGAATGAATGGATATAGTGAAGCAAAAGACGCAGCTTGGGTGGCTTATGAGTTCTATAAAGATAAAACACAATACGGGTATTAAAAATGGTATATCTTAATCAAGGACAACTCAATCAGTCAGCATTTGTAGCATCAAGAAACAAACAACTTCTTGGTAATGTAACCTATTTGTTTTCAATGATGCATAAGTTATCGGGACAAAGATGGAGATTTATCCCATTTCGTGTTCCACCATCGGTTGATTATGAACCATCTTATGATTTATTCTGTATAAACATAGATGATACCATACCAGAAAGTTTAACGGGTAATACCTCTTGTGGGGATTGTAATCTTCACTTAATCCCTGGTGAATATTATGTTAAGATATACGAGCAACTTTCAACGACAAACCTTGACCCCCAATACAGTTATGATGTTGTTAATGAAACAATCGTAAATGTGGTTGGAACAAATAAAAATATTCCTACATCATATAGTGGAACAAGTGATGTATTTATAGTATACAACGAAAACAATGATTAAAACGGATATAATAAACTTTAGTAGTATTGATACATCTACCCGTTTTGTTGAGAAAATCAACAAGAATGAGTTTTTTGTAAGATGGGGATTAGATAATATGGAGATTGAAAGATGGTATGATTATGCTGACTTTTCTCCAATACACGCCGCTTGTCTATTATCAAAGTTAGACAACTGTGTTGGTAGAGGTTTTACTACCGACTACAAGATTAACACAAAACAAACCCTAAATGATGTTTCAAGACAGATGTTTTGGGAGTTTTTGGTGGGTGGAAACCTATTTTTAGAAATCCTATGGAAAAATGACCGTAGAGAAGGTATAGCAGGTTTCCAAGTTATTCCATCAAAGTTTATGAGAGCAGGAAAACCACACGAGGATGATATTACAAATGTAACCAAGTGGTTGTATTGCACCGATTGGGCTAACTACAAAAAGGTAGGGGTTATTGAGTTCTGTGAGTTTGACCCAAAGAACTACACGGACAGACAGATTATCCACATTAAACAATATCAACCTGGTTATTTGTATTATGGTGTTCCATCTTATTTAAGTTCTATGTTGGATATCCGTTTATCAAGAGCCATTTCGGAGTTTAACCTACATAACATTATGAATGG